TCTCGCGCCGTGGCCGGCCGGATTGGCCGGACCGGTCCGCTAGCCAACGCTAGCCAACGATAGAAGTCCCGGGAGCTGTCCCGCGGGATAAAGCCGTAAGGCCAAACAGGCGAATTGGACCGCCCCCGTATCAGCCGATTGGCCCACGTCACGGGCCCGTTCAATCTAGCTAGCCCGGGGAAATCATGAACGCGTTGGGTTTAGAGCTCCCGGAGCTGATCGCGGTGACCGTGTTCGCGTTCGTTTGCATCCTGAACGCGTGGGCACTGCGCGCAGTCCTAGCGATCGATCGTGAGCGCGATTCGATTAGAACGCGTGATAAAGTTTAGACCGGTCTAGACCGTCCGGACCTAACACATTGATTCGACAGTTATTTTTGTATGACTGTCATTGTGTTAGATGCCTGGAAAGCCGCCGCGCTATGAGCTCCCGCCCCCAAACCGCGGGGCCGCCTTACTCCGCGCTGTAGACGCGTCACTGCGGGACATAGCGCACGAAGTGGGTGCGGCCGGTGGCGCGGTGGTGCACGAGTGGAGGCAAGGCCGGAAGCTCCCGATCGATTTCTTCCGGGCCCGGTTGCTCACCTCCTACCACATCCCCGTGGATGCGTGGGATCAGGTCTTAGACACCAAGCCCACGGCGGACGCGTTCGAGCGCTACATGGCCCGGCTTGTGCCGCCGCCGGCCGTGGCCGCGCCACCGGCCGCCACCGGGGCCGAGCTCCCCGCCGCCGCACCGGAGCTCCCACCGGAACCGGAACCGGTCTTGGAACCGCTAGGCACCACGCGCGGCGAAGTGGAAGCCCAGCTCATGCGGGCCCGCTACGCGGCCAGCTTGCCGGACATCTCACCGAACGCGGCCGCACGCCTAAGCGGTGAGATCCGCGCCTTGCTCCGGCTTCGCGCAAGCCTTGAAGCCCAAGAACCGATCACGCTGGACAAGCTGGCCCACTCCCCACACTTCCGGGAGCTCCGCGATCGCGTGGTGGGAATAGTACGAGAATGCCCTACATGCTTAGATCAGCTGATCGAAGCATTCGCCGCGGTGGAGTCCCCCGGCCCCGCCCCGGCCCCCACTGCGCCCACGCCCACGGATTTTGACGCATGAGCGCGCAGTCCACGGAACGGCGCGGCCGGCCGGCGCGTGTGCTGGCCACGCTGGCCGGTGCATTCCTCCAAGCGCTCCAAGCGGCGAAGCGCGCACGGGATTCGATCACGTGGCCCGATCCCCGCTACGCGGACGATCCCGCCGGCTTCGCGTATTACATCTTAGGTATACGCGCTTGGGACCGGCAAGCGGAAGTGATTACCGCTGTAGTACATCACACATACACCGCGGTCCGTTCCGGCCGGCGCGTGGGCAAGTCCACCGCGATCGCGATCTTGGCATTGTGGCGTTTCGCGTGCTTCAAGCGCGGTCAAGTCTTGCTTGGGTCCACCACGTCCGAACAGATTGAGCTGATCATATGGACGGAAGTCCGGCGGCTGCATGCGCAGTCCGGGCTATGCGCGGACTGCATTGAAGCGGACCCCGATCAGCCACGGCCGTGTCCGCACTCGGCCGTCTTGGACGGGGAGCTAGGCAAAACATCCAAGTCCGGCTTGAAGTCCCAAGATCCCCGCTATCCGCGGTACATCATCGGTAAGACCGCACGGCGCGTCACGTCCGCGCAAGGCTTTGGCGGTGTCGAGTGTTTGATCTTGTTAGATGAAGCTTCCGGGATCCCGGATGAACTGTTCGCGGGCTACATGGGCGCGCTTGCGTCCGGCGGCGCGGTGATGCTGTTAGGGAACCCGAACTATCGAACCGGGTTCTTTGCGCAAGCGTTCAAGTCCGATCGGTGGTGCAAGATCCACATATCGTCCCGGGAAACGCCTAACTATAAGACCGGCCAAAGCATAGTCCCCGGGCTTGCCACGCGTGAATGGGTGGATCAGGAAATCGCAGAACACGGGGCCGAGTCCGCCCACGTGGCCGTTCACATTGAAGGCAACTTCCCGATCGTGGAAGCGTCGCTGTTGTTTGGTGACACACGCGTCCAATCGATCGTGGCGCGCTACACCAAGACGCAAGCGCGGGGTCGTTTGCACGTGGGGATCGATCCCGCCGGGGAAGGCACGGAAGGCCGTGGCGATCTCACCGCGATCGCGTTTCGCCGCGGCTTGCGGATCTTCGAACCGGTCTACACCTACCGCGGCTTAGATGATGAAGGGATATTGGCCACGCTGTTGGAGCTCTTGGCGATCTATGCAGAACGCGGGGAAGTGCCGGTGGTGAACATCGATTCGGAAGGCACGATCGGCAAACGCTTGCGGCTCACGCTCAAATACCACCAAGAACATCACCCCGGGGTGTTTGAGTGTTGGGGCCAGCGCGCGCACGATTCCGCGAAGCGGGAGCGAGAAAGCTACGATCGCCACCGGGACGGCATGGCGGCCAACTTTGATCGGTGGTGCAAGGACGGCGGATCGTTCCCGCCGGATCCCATGATCGTGGAGGAAGTCCAACTGTTAGGATGGACGGTCAACGCGCGCGGCAAAGCCAAGATCACCCCAAAGGAAACTTACTATCAAGAGCTAGGCCGAAGCCCGGACAAACTAGACGCGTGCATATTGTCGACGTGGCAAGCGTTCGGAACGGAGTGGGAAACAGAACGCAAGACCACCACCGTGGTCCCGCCGGTTCGTGCCGCGCTACCTTCCATGCATCGGCCGATCACCACCGCGCACGCGCACGCACGGCCGGCCGGAGCGCGTCACGTTCCGCTAGCTCGCGGACGTGCCGGCGCGATCGATCCGTTTGCGGGCCGGCGCCGCTAATAGTCAGACACCAAATAACCTGACAGGTATTTTTGTATTAGTGCATGTGTTAGAAGCACATGGCGTCACTCGCGCAAAAGATCTCCGGAACGGTAGCGGGATGGTTTCAATCCCGGCCGGTCTATGAGCTCGGCCAAGCCCAGCGGACCGGCGCGCGTCCGCTGAACGATCCGCAAGTGAAGCGGACGCGGGAGATCATGGGCGGCGGCTTGTACCGCTCCCGCATGACGTCCACCGCGATCTACTTGGACGATCTGGATCAAGCGGTCCAAGCGGCGGACTTGGGCCAGCTCACGCTTGCATGTCAGTTGCTCCAATCGTGCGATCAGCATCCCGTGGCCCAAGGGCTTATGGCCACGCGGACGTCCGGGCTTGTGCGGCTTCCGGTGAAGTGGGCCGGGAACCCCGCCGCCATTTCACTCTTGAAGCAAGGCGTAATCGCGGGGTCTGACACGGGGGAAAACCCTAACAGCTTGTATGACTACCTAGTGCCGCCGGGGGAACGTTCGCGTTTCTCCGAAGACGCGATCAAGCTGGGTTACGCGATCGGGGAGCTCCAACCGTCCACGTCCGGGCTTCCGCTGTTTCGCCAGCTGGACCCCGCGGGCTTGCAGTATCGCGTGGACACCAACACGTGGATCTACAATTCCGTGGCCGGCCCGGTGGTGGTGGAACCCGGGGTGTGGCCCACGGATCGTGATTCTGCATTCGTGCTTTACACCGCCGGCCGGACCACACCATGGCGGCGCGGGATATGGAAGTCACTATTGCAGTGTTACATAGTGACACTACACGCACTGTCTTACCGTAGTTCGTGGGAGTCCAAGCTTGCGAACCCGGCCCGCGTGGGGACTTCCCCGGTGGGAGCGGACGAAGATCAAGACGCGGCTTTGTTCGAACAAATAGCGGCGTGGGGACTTAATACCACGATGCTCTTGAAGCCGGGCCAAGACCTAAAATTGGTCGAATCAAATGGCCGGGGCCACGACTGCTTTAGTAAGACGATCGCGGAGCAAACCGAACAGATCATCTATCTTATAAGCGGCAATACTGTGGTAGCTGATGGAGGAAGTGGATTCCAAAACGCGTCCCTATTCCGTGCGATCCGAAACGATCTGATCCAAGCGGACGCGAACGTATTAGCAAGCGTTGAAAACTTTCAGATCATACCTTTGATCCTTGAAGCGCTGGGTTTCACGGACACCGCGGTCACGCGTGAATACGTCACCGCGTCCCCCGCGGAAGTTGCGTCCGAAGCGCAAGCATTCTCGCAAGTGGCCGCCGCGATCACGGCTTTGTCCGAAGCGTTCGTGGCTTCGGGATCGGAACAGCGCTTGGACGTGGGCGCGATCTGTAATCAGTTTGCGATCCCGGTGCTTGGCGATTCGGACGGGGATGGCATCCCCGAAGCGGACGAAACCACGGACGCCGCGGCTAGTGCCGCTAGCGGCGGCGGCTTGCGCTTGATCCAAGGCGGCGCGCCCACGGCCGCGCCCATGGACGATCCGAACGCGGACCCCGGGAGCGAAACCGCGGCGGTGGCGGCCACTGGGCAACCGGCCAGCGACACCGCGCTGAACGGCGCGCAAGTCACAAGCCTAGTGGAGATCGTGCGCGCCGTGGCCGCCGGGGAGCTCCCGCGGGACGCCGCCGTGGGGATCTTGAAGCGCGCGTTTCTCGTATCGGACGATCAAGCCGCGGAGCTCTTGGGATCCGCGGGAAACGGTTTCGTGCCCACCACCGCCGCGGCACCGGGCCCGGCCGCGCCACCGGCCCGCACGGGGCCGCCGGCGGCTGAACCCGGGACGGAGGCTGCATGACGCTTACGAACCACACCGCGGCCCCGCCGGCCCCGCGCCGCTTCGAAGCCCGGGGCCCGCTTGCGATCCGGCCCATGGCCATGTTCGAACTATTCGCGCCGCCGGTGTCCCGTGACATCCGCTTGGCCGCGGACGATCGCGTGGCCGTGGTGAGTGTGGACGGCCCGCTATGCCAAAGCGGGAACGCGTGGGAAGACGGTTACGATCTGATCCGGGAGCGCTTCGCGTGCGCGCTGGCCACGCCCACGGTCCGCGCCGTGGTGTTGAAACTAAACTCCCCCGGCGGGGTTTTGTACGGCGCGATCGATACGGCCCGCGGCTTGCGCGCCATGGCGGACGCGGCCGGAAAACCCTTCATCGCATACGTGGACGGGGAAGCCGCGTCCGCCGCTTACGCGCTGGCCGTGGCCGCGGATCGAATCGTTTTGGGAACGAACGCGGTGGTGGGTTCGATCGGCGTAATCGAAGCGCGGCCGGACGTGAGCGTGGCCAACGCGGCCCGGGGTGTGGCCGTGACTTTGATTACATCCGGCACACACAAGACTTACGGGCACCCCGAAACGCCGCTCACCGAAACGGAGCTCACGAACACGCAAGCCTTGGTGAACGCTTTGGCCGTGCCGTTTTTCGAGCTGGTAGCGGCCCGGCGCGGGATTCCCGCGGAAGCGGTATCCGCAATGGACGGCGGACTATTTACGGGGCCGGACGCGATCACGGCGCGCTTGGTCGATCAGCTCATGAGTTTGGACGCGGTGGTCGCGTCACTCGCGAAAGGCAACGGACTACAAATGGAATACGCAGAGATCATCGCTGCATTGCAAGCCACCGCGGACGGGGATGATCCGAACGCGGCAAGCGCGCGCAAGATGTTGGCCGCCATGGAACCGGACCCCGAAGGGGAACCGGACGGGGATGAAGCGGAGCCCAAGCCCAAGCCGGACGGGGAAGACGACACGGAAGATCCCGAAGCCGAAGATCCCGCGGAGGAACCGGCGGCGGAAGACGACGCGCCGAAGCCCGCGGCGGCCACGGTGTCCACGCGGACCGCGCAAGATCTCGCGTCGCAACTGGCCGCGGTATCGGCGCGCTTGAAGCGTGTCGAGCGTGAACGTGAGCAAGACCAGATCGATCGCTTGCTCACCGGACATCCCAAGGCACTACGCGCCGCACTGCGAAACAAGCCGCTAGCGGACGTCCAAGCGATCGTGGCCGCGATCCCGAAGCCGGGCCGCTTGCCGCCGGTGGCCACGCTTTCGTCCCCGCACGGAACCCCGGACGTCAAGCCGCGCAAGCCGGCGGTGGACCCCGCGATCGTGCGGCGGATCGATCGGCTCACCGGTGCCACGCCCAAAGCCCAAAAGCGCGTGACGAAACTGATCAACGGGACTTTGTTTTTCGATGTCCCGGAAGACTACAGCCCGGAAAGCTACGGCCAAGCGTGAGCCGCGCACGGGCCTAACCCTCTGACTATCAGACAGAAAGATTCATCACCATGTCAGTGTTCGATTATCCAAACCCAAAGATCTCCAAGGTCTTACCGTTCGTACTTACGGCCGGGACCGTGGTCCAACAAGGGGACTTGGTGTGCGGGAACCCCGCCACGGGAAAACTGGTAGCAGCCAGCGCGGCCACGGACACCATGATCCCCGTGGGCTTCGCCACGCGTGACGCCACGGGGGACGGCACGACACCGATCGAAGTAGCTTTGTTCGAACCGGTCTACACCTATTCGTTCGCCAATGACACGGTGTCCGTGGTCACTCTGCCGTTCACGGAGTGCTTCATCAAGGACGCGCAAACCGTCCAAGCACTCGGAACCGGGAAAGCTATGGCCGGTGTGGTGGTAGCGGCGGACGCGGCCCGCGTTCAAGTCCGCATGACTCCCGCGCTTACGGACCCACCGCCACCGGCGGGGGATATCTAACCGCGAACCGTTCCCCCTAACCACGTCCAACAGGATCAAACACAGTCATGTTTGTTTCACCTCAAATCACTTCCACGGTTCGCGATCGGCTCGTCAACATTGGTATCGACACACGCAATCAAGCCCAGCAAAGGCTTTGGTGGCGTGACGTTGCATACGAAGAGTTTACCCAGTCCGAAACCGAGATCTTCACCTTCGCAATCGAGTCCGCAAAACTCGAAGACGAAGGTGTGAGCGGCCAGTCCGTGAGCTTCGATTCGCGTGCTTACTTGAAGCACTCGGTAACGAATCGCTACCTCCGCAAGGGCTTCACCATGACGGACGGCGAGCTCACGGACTTGGACTCCAACAAGATCCAAGCCGCGGCCGATTGGGTCCGTGACATCACGAACGATGGGATCTATTCGCCGCAGAGACTTTTGGTGGACGCGATCATCCGCAACCGGCCCACCTACGACAACTTGGCGATCTTCCACAACGCCCACTTGGTGAACGGCCGTAACTCGGTGGCCGGGACCTATTCGAACATCATCACCGGTGTGGACATTTCGGAAGCCGTCACGCTGGACGTGGCGGTCAAGAACTACGCGAAAGCGATCTCGACGATCACCGGGACCTTGAAGGATCCAAGCGGCAAGCCGCGCAACCTTATGATCCGGGCCGCGCTGGCCCCGTCGCTCTTGTATCCGCGCTTGGTGCAAATCCTCCAAGCCCAGTTTGCTCCCGGTGGCGCGGCCGGCGGCGGCGGCGGCACGCAGGACATTTCCCCGATTGCACAGAACCTTGGGCTCGGTAAGCCGGTCTTGGCGCCGGAGCTCGGTTCCACGTTCGGCGCGGTGGCCGGCGGCGGACTTCCGGCCGTGCCGGGTTCCGATGCGGTCTACTATATCGTGTGTGAGTTTGCCGGGGCCCACGCGCCGTTCGTTCTATCGAACCGCGACCCCTTCCGGATGTGGGAAAACTCCATGGGAAACGACGCGGACATGGCGCGCCTAAACTCTTGGGAGTGGGTCTATTCCGGCCGTATCGCCATGATGAACATGCACCCCTATTTGATCTTCAAATGCGGCGCGTAACGCGCGCGCACTTGAACGGATAGGCGGCCGGCCCGGGGACGCTTCGGCCCCCCTTGGAGCGGCCCGGCCGGCCGCCTATCCACACCGCTGATTCGTGCCGCTACTAGTTCACCACGCGCCGGGGTTCGTGTGTCGCAATATCTAACGCGGAGCGAGTTTCAAAGCCGGACTTTGCTCCCGGCGCAATACATCGATCAAGTGGTGTCACAAGCACCGGAGTTTGTGGACTTCGCGCTCACCGATCGAAGCGGCTACATTGATTCACTACTCGGCAAGCGCTACGCGGTGCCGTTCACCGAACAGCCGTATCCAAGCGTGATCTTGCGTTGGCTCACCGCCTTGGTGTCACTCGACGTCTACATGAAGCGGGGTTTCAATCCCACGGATGACGACGCGCAGCTATTCGTCAAACAGTTTGACACCACCGTTACGGAGCTCAAAGAAGCGGCCAACGCGCAAGACGGCTTGTATGAGCTCCCATTGCGCCAAGACTTAGCAGGTAACGGGATCGTCAAAGGCTACGCGCGGACCTACTCCGAAACGTCCCCCTTCGTGTGGAAGGGGATCCAGCGACAGATCGGCGGACGGGAAGACTTGCACGGACACGGCACGCGCTACGGCAAACGCTAACAGCTTCACCATGGCAGAACGAACCGCCACCATTACAGGCACGGAGGAGCTCCAAGCGCTGATCGAACGCGTGCGGAACCTTCCGGCTTTTGTGGACGAATGCATGCCGGAAGCGGCGCGGCAAGTGAAAAAAGAGCTGGATCAAACAGTCGACTCCGGGAGCGATCCATGGGGTGCGCAGTGGGAACCGAAAAAGCAAGGCCACGGAACGCCACTAGCCCACGCGTCCGGCCACGTGTTCGTGGGTGCACTCGGAACGCGGATCCTGATTCGGCTCACGGGGATCGAAACGAAACATCACCGTGGGTGGGCCAAGGGCGGAACCAAACGCGTCGTGATCCCCACTCCGGATCGGGAGCTCCCGGGCCCGCTGAAGACCGCGATCTTTAAAGTGATCATCGATTCATTCACGGCCTACATGACGAAACCGTGAGCTTCCCATGGCTGTCATATTCGCACTTGAAAAGCTTTACTATGATGTCCAAGCCCAGTTCCTAGCGGACGGCTTGGACTGCGAACAGCCATTCGGTTGGGCGAAGTCCGGCGGCCACCATGTGAAGCCGCGGATCGTGTGGGTCCCCGGTGACCCCGCCGGGGCCGCGGGAACGATCACTGCGCCCAAGAATCCGGGGACGATCCCGAAGCCGCTATTCACGTTCCTAGAATCGTTTCACGTAATCATCTCCGGCTTCGGGGATGCGGCCGATCCGGTGGACGAGCTCAAAGCGTGGAAGACCACGCGGTTCCTATTCGATCAATGGCTTCGCGCGATCTACCTGAACGCGTTAGGCACGTTTCAACTAGTTCGCCAAGATTGGGTCCGAGCGGGGACGCGTGACTACGTCCGCTATGGGACCGCGATGATCGCGGTGGGTGCGATTCAATCGGCCGTGATGGACATCGGCCCGGACGGGGCCGGAGCGCAAACCTTGCTGTATCCCGCGGCCGAGATCGATCTCCACGAGCTGGACTACACCGAACACATCCACGTGGACGCGCATCCGCCGCCGGCCCCACCGCCGGGCCCCACTCCATCGCCGAACCCGTGACACCTAACAGTGAGATCACAGCATGCAACCTAGAACCCTGATCACGATTCAATCGAACGCGCTTGGCATTTTGCCGCCGCAATTCGGATCCTTGGTGGCTATGGCCGGGGTGTGCTCCGGTGGGACGATCAACGTTCCGCAATCGTTTGGCACCGTGAAAAGCTTGCGGGACACGCTGATCGACGGGCCGTTAGTGGAAGCGGCCGCGCACGCGATCGAACGCTACGGGAACCCGGTTCTATGCGTGCCGGTTGCGTCGTCTACACCGGCCGCTGTGGGGTCGATTGTCAAAACCGGGACCGGAACGTCTATCGTCACCGCGGACCCCGCCAGCGCGGCCGTAGACGATTTCGAAGTGTTCGCGGCATTCGACGGTGGGCCCACGGGGACCGGCACGGTGGGTACCGCCGGGATCACTTTGAGGTGGAGCTTGGACGGCGGCCGGAACATGTCTGCGCCCACGGCATTGGGGATCGCTACGTCATTCGAGATCCCCGGTTCCGGTGTCACGTTGGCATTTGCCGCCGGGACGTTAGTCACCGGGGACACGGTGTCCACCACCACCACCGCGGCCAAGTGGGATATGACCACCCTGACCCCGGCACTTGCCGCGTTAGGCGCGAGCACGGTCCCTTGGGACATCCTAGCGTTAGTGGGCGCGATTCTTCCCACGATCGCCACTGCGTTAGATTCCGCCTTTGAAGGGATCGCGGCGCGCGGGAAGTTTCGAATGTGGGCCGCGTCCGTAGCGGTGCCGGACGTGGGCCAATCGGACGGCGCCTATCAAACGGCACTGGCCGCCGCATGGGGATCGATCGCGGTGAACTACGGATCGATCTCCGCCGGTGCGTGCCTAGTGCCCAGCGCGGTGTCCGGACGGACTTACTTGCGGCCGTTTGCGTGGGTGTTCGTGCCGTATCTCGCGCGCTTGTCGGAGGAGCTGGACGCGGCCGCGCTGCGCAACGGGCCGCTTCCATGCACGATCTACGATGAAAACGGGAACCTACTTCCGCGGTGCCATGACGAGTCCATCACCCCGGGCTTGGACGATCAGCGCTTCACCGTGGCGCGTTCGTGGAACGCCTATCAGGGAACGTACGTGAACAATCCGCGGATCTTTTCCGCGAACGGATCGGACTTCAAATACTGCCAACACCGCCGGATCATGAATATCGGCGCGGCGGTCTTGCAACAATACTTCGATTTCCGCTTGTCCGTGGGCGTGGCCACTGACACCAAGACCGGCAAGATCTTGGAGGAAGACGCCAAGGAAATGGAAACCGGCGCGGTGAATGCGCTGGCCGCCGCGCTGATGGCCAAGCCGAAAGCTAGCGGTGTGGCTTGCGTAGTGTCACGCGCGGACAACTTGATCCAAACCGAAACCTTACACGTGACGGGCCGGATCCAACCGTTCGGTTATCCCAAGGCAATCGACATCGATCTCGCGTTCCAAGTGGCGATCGCGGCCACCACCACGGCCGCCTAACAGGAGCTCCACACCATCATGGCGGACGTACAAAGAATCAACGGCAATGCCTATTCATGGTCCAGCATTGTGATCAAGCTGGACGGCCAACGCTTTTTCGGGATCACAAGCATAACGTTCAATGACAAATTGGAAGTTGGCTACGGGTACGGCCAAGGACGCCACTTCGCGCCTTTGTCCCGCACCGGCGGCAAGTATTCGTGTGATGAATCCAAGATCGTCATGCGGACTAGTTCGTTTGCGGACTTCCAAGAATATCTCAAGACGCGCTCCCCGGACGGAATCTCGATCGGCTTTCCGGAGTGGACGGTGGACTCACAATGGGTCGAACCCAATCAGTTGGCTTTGAGCCCCATGCAAGCGGTTTTGAGTCGGTGTCGACTCACCGGAGTTAATCAGTCACAAGAGCAATCCACGGACGAAACCACCGTGGAGCTGGCCGTTTCGGTGATGTACATCGTACGCAACGGGGCCACTTTGTTCGATGCTAGCCGCGGGTTCCCGGGTTAGCGCCAAGCGTCACATGTCACGCGTTACTATCTAATAACCTGACAAGGGGGAAACGTGCCGGATCTGGATCTAACCGACGAACAAATCGAGCAACGTGTGGCGGAGCTGGCTTCCGCGCGCGCCGTGCGCACGCGGGAGCTCACCGCCAAGACACGGCGCGGCGAAGCGCTCCGGAAGCTTGCGCTGGCCGAAGCGCTGGAAAAGGCCGAAGCCGATCACGGGCCGGTGGGGACACACTTGCTCGTCCTTGACACCGAAACCGAACACGGATCGGTGATCATGAAGCGGCCCAACAAAGCGCGCTACCGCGCTTTTATGGAAAAGAAAAACACCAAGACGGAGGACATCGAATCGATCGTGCGATCGTGCATTGTCTATCCGGACGCGGACCACGTGGATCGCTTGCTCGAAGATCTCCCCGGAGCGCTGGTTCGTTTCGGTTCAGCCATGGCCACCTTGGCCGGCTTCCGGAATGATGAGCTCACCTCAAAATAAATGCGCTGTTAGGAATCACCCGGCGGGATAATACCGGTCTGCTGGCCGAGTGCATTCTAACAGCGTTCGGACGTGACTATGAAGACATAGACCGGGACGCCAAGGCTTACACCGGCGCGGTGTGGGTCGCGGCATTCATTCAGGTTCTGATCAAAGCCCACACGGAAAAGCACTGAGCCACGCGGGACGCCATGGCAGATAAAGACGTCACACTAGGGATCCAAGCGGACACGTCCGGACTCAAAGCCGGGGCGGAGTCCGGGGCCCAAGCCTTGGCGAAGTTGGAAGAATCGATCAAGGGGGACACGCAAGCACTTGCACAAATGCAAAAGGCTTTGCGGGAGCTCAAAGGATCGGCCAACGCGAACACCGAACAGATCGGCAAGCTGCACTCACAGATCGCGGCCAAGAAAGAAGCGATCGCGACAGCCCGCGGCGAGTACCTAGCACTAGGCGGAACGTTCGAAAGAAGCCGCCGCGGCGGGAAAGCTTTTGGAGCTCAACTGGCCGAGCTCAACAAAATCACGCAAGGCATACCGGGCCCACTCGGATCCGCGGTGTCGGCGTTCAGCCGCTTGATCTCCACCATTGCAAACAATCCGATCAAGACCGCCTTGGTGGGGATCGCGGCCGCGATGATCGCGGTCCAGCTCAAACTGGTTAGCCTAACGCTGGCACTTACGCGGTACGCGGTGGCGCAAGCGGATGCGCGCCGGTCCGAGCTCCTACGCTTGGAAGGGCTCACCAAGGTCCGGAACTACTATGGTGTGGCCGCGGGGTCCGCCCAAGATCTCCAAGACTCGATTGATAAAGTGTCCGCTTCATCCGCGCTATCGCGGGAGCAAATTGCGGGGCTTGCCACGCAGCTCTATAAAGCCCACTTCCGCGGGGAAGCGCTCACGGATGCGTTGGACGCGGCCGCGATCAAAACGTCCACGCAAGGTCAAGAGCAAGCCAGCATGTGGATCGGCTACGCGGAAGCGATCAACCGGACCGGCGGGAACGTAAAGGGCTTCGCGCAAAACGTCCGGAACCAACTTGGTGGCATCGCCCAAAAGCAAATGCTGTCCTTGGATGTTCAAGCCCGGAAGCTGGAAGAATCCTATTCAGCGCTCACCACCGGGATCCGGATCGAACCCTTGCTCAAAGCGAAGGCCGGATTCAACGCGCTATTCGCGCAGTCCACCGCGTCCGGCCGTGCATTGAAGGCTTTGTTAGGGACGATCGTTCAGCCGATCATCAATCAGATCACACGTGTGATCCCGGTTGCGAAGCGGTTTTTCCAAGGGATGATCTTGGCCGCCTTGGAGTTTGGGACCGCGGTGTTAGAAGTGGCCGCGTCATTCGGAGTCACGTTTGGCGATGATGTCCCGGACGCGCTGGACGATTCGACCGCCGCGATCAACACGGGCAAGGCGGCGTTTGATCTCCTGGTAGGGACCCTGACATCACTGTCATTTGTAACCGGCTTGGTAGTCCTAAAACAATCGATCTTGGCCATTATCGCGATCCCCGCCACGATCCGCGCGTTCGGCCGTATGCTGGTTTCGATCTACTCACAGATCGTCGCGTGGGGTGCGTGGGCACTCGAATGGCTCGTGATCATCGGATACATGACGATCGTCAAAGGCATGCAGCTCGGATCGTTTTTCGCGACGCTTTTGACCGCGGTGGCGAAGCAAGTGATCAAGTGGGGTGCGTGGGCGTTGGAGATCTTGCTCACGATTTCACCGCTATTACTGCTCATGGCCGCACTGTGGGGAGTCTATAAGATCTTTGAACTGTTCTATGTGATATGGCGCGAGATCGATTGGAAAGACTTGGGCCGGATGATGTGGGAGGGACTCACATCGTGGTTCGTGAACGTGGGCGAGTTTTTCAAGAACATCGGCGGCAAGATCGTCAAAGCCTTTCGAACTGCGTTCGATTCGCATTCACCGTCCCGCGTGTTCATGGGGATCGGTGAGGATATTGGCGAAGGCTTACAGCAAGGGATCGACGCCACCGCGCCGGACGTGAATCAATCCGTGGCCCATATGGTGGAAGCGGCGGACGGCGCGGCCGGGCCCGGGGCCGCCGGTGGGAGCTCCACCGCCGCGCCGGCCGGCGGGACGGTGGTGATCCAAGCGATCAACTTGCAAGGCTACTCAGACCCCGCCCAAGCCGCGAATGACTTTGTGACAGAACTGGCCAAGACACTCCGCACGGTGGGTTATCAGCTTGGAACGGTGGGAGGCGCGACCCCGTGACGTGGTCCCCACTCACCGATCCCGAAGACAAGATCCAGTTAGCCAAGAGACTAACACCGGGGATCTGTGACATTGAGGGTTTGGGTTCCCCATTTGAATGGGAGGAACGCGGCGGCTATGGCTTGTCCGGGGCCACCGTAGTCTTCAAGGGAAAGAAGCTAGCCCACTTCACGATCAAGTTTCGACTCTACACGGTGAATGATTGGGCGGACTGGTATGCGTTCAAGCCGTTTATTTCGCGGCTTCCGATTGGCAAGAACGCCAAGGGCTTGGACATCAAATCGAAGCTGACAGAAATGTTAGGTGTCAAGTCCGTTGTCATAGAAGAAATCGTAGCACCCACGCAAACCGGGGACGGTGAGTGGACGGTGGAGCTCAAAGTGATCGAGTATCGATCGCCCACCTTCGCACTAAGCAAGGCGGAAGGATCCGAAGCCACACCGGAAGATCCCGTCAACGCGCAAGTGCAAGCCGCGCTGATCCTGTTTCTAAATAAGGTGGAAGCCATGTCCAAACCTAACAACGGCCGCAAGCCTAAACGCGGGGGAGCGTAGCCATGGCCGATCGCGCTTTTGCACGCGTGGGGAATGCTCTGATCGAAACGCTCCGAATCACGATCCCGAACACCGGGCCGTGGACGGCGGAAGTGGAGTTTATTGAAGCTCCGGAGCTCACCGGCCAGATCGTGATCCAGCTCGGATCCGAGTCCATCACCGGGACGATCATCCCCACCGAAGACGGGACGTTTGGACTCAAACGCCAATGCATGGTGGTGGCCGGGGCCGGCGCGTGGGGGACCGTGCTCCCGGCGAAACACTATCACAATGACGCGGGAGTCAAGGCGCAGCTAGCGGCGGCGGACGCGGCCCGTGAAGCCGGGGAAACGCTGGGTGACTTTGTCCCCGCATCCGAGCGGCTCACCGTGGACTACGTCCGGCCCGAATCCCCGGCGGCTGTAGCGCTCCAAGTGGCCACCGGCGGCAACCCGTGGTGGGTCGACTACGCGGGGATCACCCACGTGGGCCCGCGGCCGAGCTCCGCCGTGGACTCCGGCGCGTATGAAGTCCTAGCGTTCAATCCGCACACGCGGCGGGGAACGCTGGCCGTGGATACGCTTTCCGCCGTCACCATCGGATCGATCATCACGGCGCGCTTGGACGCGCCGCAAACGATCCGGGAGCTTGTGATCACGGTGGACGGCGAAGGCTTGCGCGCGCGCTTTTGGAGCGGTGCCACGGCCGATCCGCGCTTTTCCGAGCTGGCCCAAGTCCTAGTGGACATCATCGATTCACAGCTCGCGCGGCGGCTTTACGGCCGGTACCAATACCGCGTGGTCCAGATGCGCGCGGACGGCCGCGTGGACGTCCAAGCGGTCCGCAAGCTGGCCGGGCTTCCGGACGCGCAAACGATCCGGATGTTCCCCGGAGCTCCCGGGGTGTATCCGGAGCTCGCTCCCGGCGGGATCGTGCTTTTGGAGTTTCTGGAAGGGGACCCCACGCAACCCGTGATCTCCGGCTTCATCGGCCGGGATGGTTCCGGATGGATCCCGGAGCTGATCACGATCGGTGGCGCTACGGGCCCGCGCGCGGCCCGCGTGGGCGATGAAGTGAAGTCCGGCGGGGTCGGTACAGTAGTGACGTTTATGCCGGCGGTTCCAGGTGGGACAGGGCCCATGACACCGGGGACCCCCTACCTCGTTTCGTTCAATTCCACGGCACCCACCCCGCTACTTGCCGCCAAGCTCACCGGCGCGATCACCAAGGGATCGGACCTAGTCCAGATCGCAGGGGACTCGACATGAACGCCACCTATTCCGCCGCGTTCGAAGCGCAAGTGGCCGAGCTCACGCGGATCGTGGACGTGCCCGCTTCCACTCCATTGGGCTACGGGGTGGATCTCGCATGCGTGGAAGATCTCACGCCCACCATGGACGAAGTGGATCCCTACACCACGCGCGCCATCGGGGAAGCGCAAGCGCGGCGTTTGATCACCGGCCGCGGCCAGCTCCCGGACGATCCGAACTACGGAACGGACGTCCGCGGGATGCTGAACCAAGGCTACACCCAAACCGAGCTAAACACGCTGGACACGGATATCCACAATGAACTGATCAAGGATGATCGGATCGTGGATTGTCAGGCTACCGCCACGTTCACGAATCAAGAAACGCTCCGCGTGGCGGTGACGTCCACCCCGCAGGGCTTGGACGAAACCTTCGCGTTCACGTTCTACGTGACAGACGCAAGCGTTCTGATCGAACAGTTAGGCTGAACGGTGCCGCATGCCAACACCCACCATAGACTTTGACGAACTAGTCAAGCCGGTTACCGAGCAAGAAATCCAAAGCAGTATCTACACCGTGTTAGGCACGCTTGGCCTAAACACGTCCACGTGGAAAACCGGCGCGGTGGTGCGGACGATCACCACGGGTTTTTCGATCGTCCTATCGGCCTTTTCGTCGCTCCAAGCTTTGATCGCGAAGTCCGGATATCTGGAGCTAAGCGAAGGGGACTGGCTTACGGTGGTGGCGTTCTACGTCTACGGAGTGGAGCGCTACTCAGCCACCTTCGCGTCCGGTTTCGTCACGCTCACCAATACGGCCGGCGGGGTCTACAGCTTCGATCCCGAAGATCTGATCTTTTCGGATCCGACCACGGGAAAGTCATTCCGCAACACCGGGGCCGTATCGATCCCCGCGGGGTCCACCGGCACGCCCACACACGTGACTAACGTTGCGATCCGCGCCGTGGAAGCGGGGTCGCCGTCCACTGCTATCCCCGGCGGGATTTCGGTGATGGTGACCACGGTGACCGGGGTTTCTGTGTCGAACCCGTCCCCGGTGGTGGGTCAAGACGCGGAGTCCGATGCCGCGGTCCGCGCGCGGAGCTCGGCCAAGCTTGGGTCCCTATCCCCCATGGGCCCGTGGGATGCCTACACCTACGCGGTTCGAAGCGCCACGCGGCCGGCGCCGGACGGATCGAACCTTGGGATCACGCGCACGCGGATCACGAAAGACGGCTTTGGGCACGTATGGGTGTACGTGGCCACGGCTAGCGGCGCGGTCCCACCGGAAGACGTAGCGATCGCGAATGACGCGGTCCAGCGCAATGCGGAACCCGTGTGCGTGGACGCGGTGGCGGAGTCCGCCGTCCCGGTGGAGATCGCGGTCACGTATACGCTTTGGATGTATAACACTTCGGGCCACACGGACGCGCAGATCAAGGCCACGATCGGAACCGATCTCACGGAGTGGTTCAAGATCCAACCGATCGGCGGAAACGTGATCGCGGGGAGTCCCGGGAAGATCTACGCGGACAAGATCCGCGCCGTGATCGGGGATTCGTTTGATGAGATCTTCCACGTGGAGCTCACGCTCCCGGCGGGGGATGTTCCCTTGGAGCTTTGGCAAGTGGCCACGCTTGGCCCTTTGAACGGCACGATCCACCAAGAGCCACCGCCGGAAGGTTTCGGGGTCTAACACATGGCGCCGTACATCGAACGCTTGCGAACGTTCCGCGATACCTTGGAGGGTATCGTCCCCGCGTGGCTCAAAGGGCCGATCGGGATCCGGTATCTATACGGGCACTCGGTGGTGTTAGATGCGCTCGGGGACGCTTTGATCTCCGGAGTCCAAACACGCTTCCCCGGTTACTACTCCGATCAATCGCTCCCCGTGATCGGCAAAGAACGGCGGATCCTTCGCGGGCTATTCGAGCCGAATGCGAACTATGCGGCCCGCTTGATCACGTGGCTCACGGAGCACGCACGGCGCGGATCCGCGCGCGCCATGCTCACGCAAATGTATCTGCACTACTTCCCGAACAACTTCCCCATGGAGCTAGTTGCGCGAAACGGACTCATGTATTCCATGGACGTGGACGGAACGCTCACCCGTTCGCGCTTGGAGTGGTCCGCGGATGCAACACCGGATCGGTGGGCCCAGTGGTGGCTTTTCCTATATTCGGATCAGTGGGGGCCGAGTCCGAGCTCCGATCAGATTGCGGACATCACCGCGATCCCGTCTGCGTGGAACGCGGCCCACGCGCAAGGGATCGTGGTGGTTATGCGGACCGGCGCGGAGTTTTGGGACTCACGCGCGCCGGTCACGTGGGACTCGGCCGGAGCATGGGACGCCCCCGTGGCCCCGATTTACCTTCCAATCCAAGCGTAAAGGGTTAGATCACCGTGGCCCATTTTCTCACCGAAACAGCAACATTCACCCCGCAAATCCGCGTCCCGGATGGCACCGATCCCGGTACAACGCGCGCGGCGGACGTGACTCTCACAGCGCAAGGGCTTGCCGATCGAACGCAAGCACTCAAGGTGGTCACCGATCAAGCCGCCGTCAAGAACGCGTCCAACACGTTCACTGCGCCTAACAGCTTCGCCGCGGTGAACGCGGCCAGCCTAGTCGTGAGCGGAACCACGACGCTAAACGGCACCGTGAACGCGGCGGACGGCACGATCAATGTCACGGGGAACGTGGCGCTCACCGCGCAACTGTCCACGGCTAACGTCTTACTAACCGATGCGAACAGTGAGATCGTGTTGAGTGCCGGAGTGATCCGCTACGTCAACATACCGCTATGTGACGGCTTGGCTCTGAGCTCAAACGCGGATTATGACGAAGTGTTTGATATGTGGCGCGTAACGGCCGCCACCGGCGCGCCCACGATCCGGTTTCAGGTTCGCGGCGTGCCGCGGGGTGCGACCGCGATCGGCGCGGAGGCGGTTTGGATCGGAGACTCCGGAACGCCTAACTCAGTAACGATCCGCTACAACCAGCAAGCCGCATGGGCCGCCGCTGCCGGAGCGCTGGTAGCTCCAACCCTTCCGACCACGCTTAGCACGCTCACGCAATCGAACGGCTTTTCCACCACGCAATGCACCAAGACCGTGGTGTTCATTCCGGACCTACTCACCATAGATAACTCACGCCAAGCGTTTTGGCTGGACGTGGAACTAGGAAATAGCATCAATAACCGGTTGCATGCCGTGCGGTTTCTATACTTAGATCCCGGGCCCCGGAACGGATAAGGCGGAGGTACACATGAGTTTTCTAGATGGCATATTTCAAGGCGGCACGATTGCCACCGATCTAGCCACCACCGATCTACCTGTCAACGTATCCGGCGCCCCGGGGCCTAACCCGGGGGATGTACTCACCGCGGTGGACGGGGAAAACGCGCGCTGGGCTCCGCCTAGCGGCGGCGGTGGCGGCGGCGGATCGGACTTGCCTACTGATGCGCTATACGGGCAATCACTCACGGCCCAGAGCGGCGGCCTAACTCCCCCGTTCAATCCAACATGGGCGAGCGTCGCGCTTGTGTTCGGTGGCGTAGACACGCCACCGTTCACGAATCAATGGGTGGCGTGGACCCAAGGCGGCGCTATCGGGTTACCCGCCGCGGCCCCGGGTGTGGGCGCCGGGATCTTCACCACGACAGACCTGAATGTGTCGTGTTCGGGCGATGCCAGCATATTTTACAACGGTGTTATGACACCCGGCGGAGGAGATTCTTTCGTACTGATTCCAGCCAACACGTATATTGAATGGTTCTTAGTCGACTTTGACGACACAAGCGTATGGGTCCCGCGTGGGAGCTCAAGTCCCGGCGGCGGTGCCGGCGACGGGAGCTGGCTCACGTACTCGACCGCCAACCAGCCGGGGTTAGGTGAATGGGTGTTTATGGGCGAATCGCCCATATCGCTGCCGGACATTACAGCGGAAGGCCAACACGTTGGTTTCTACGTGGGCGCGGATTTTGGGCCGGCGCTGATTAGCAGCAATGACAGCTTGCTGTTAGGCCGTAATCTTTACAACGGCGGGTCGAACGTGCCTATCAGTCCCGGCGGCTGGTATGAGTTCGTTTCGTTCAATCACGGTGAGGATTTTAGATGGCTTTCGATCGCTACGGGCGACGCAGCAAAACCGCCACTTGAACCAGCGGCCAACGCGGCAGTGCGGCCGGCCTACCCTAACATGTGGTCGCTAGGTAGCAATGACACGGCTATCCCACTACCCTACAACCCGTTAGACGGTGACTCGTATGGAGTCTATGCGGATGTAGCTTGCGCGGTGTTCTGCTTCGATCCGGGTGCGGACATTGAATCACCGGACCTATCGCAAACGGTTTCGCCTCCTGATTCCATCGCACTAACAGCTGGCAGTTATTACGAGTGGATTTACACCGCGGGTGACAACACGTGGCATCCGCGGCAAAACACGCGGATGCCTTTGCCCGATGGGATTTTAGCGGGCAACGGACTCACGCGCACCGGAAAGACGTTGAATGTTGTTGCGAATGCCGATGCGTCGATTGTTGTCAATGCCGACGATATCAAAGTGGGCGTATTAGCCACGGATGCACAGCACGGCACGCGTGGCGGCGGGACTTTGCATGCGGTTGCGAGCGGTAGCGCGAACGGCTTCATGTCGATCGCCCACTTTACGACGTTGACGGGGCTTGCGGGCGGTGCATCGGCGCTAAAAACTACGGGTGCAGCCGTTGATGTGAGCGCATCCGCTCCGCCTTCTGTGGGCAAGATACTAGTCGCAACCGATGCGACACATGCCACTTGGCAAGCGCCAGCAAGCGGCGCGCAAATCGAAACTAAAATGTTTTCGGCGGATTCATCCGCAGGGGGGAACACTTCGCTCAATGCGCTCGGTTTCAACGTTGCGGCCTTTGAGACCGTAATCTTGGAGTGGTGGATCTATAACCATAGCAGTGGTGCGGCTACGCCTATCGTCGATATCCAAGGGGATTTCGTAAACACCGTAACCCGCTGTAATATATACGCGCAGTGGACAACCGGCGCGACGACCATCAGCACGGCCACGCTCGTTGTCACAACGCTACAGGGAACGCACTTCGTCATCACAGCCAACACCCCCTCAGGTCTAGACTCAGTTTGTACAGTCACCATGACAATCACGAACGGGGCGACAGCCGCTTTCATACGTCCGTTTTTCGAACGCACCGGTGGGCCGGCTTTCGTAAGGGGCGGTTCGTGGGGCCGTTGCACGCGTGGCGCGGTTATTTCGTAATCACACATGACAAACCAGATCAACAGCACACCCGCCGCGATTCAGTTGCGCTACGCGATCGGCGCATCCGTCGCGATCCGCATGGACGCATCCAAACCGGACGGCACGCCGTTTGACCTATCGCCCTACACGATCACGGCGCCATTCGTTTACGACTCCACCGGCACCGCACCGACCGTCACGGGCTGGCTGGTAAACGTTGATCTCGCGACATCATCGGTACACTTGTCGCTCACCGAAGACGACACCGCGGCACTGTCCCCGCGCGGCAAGTCGGTAACGTGGCATTGGGTGGTGTGGCTCGACAACAACACGGCGCCGGAACGGATCATGTTCGCACATGGTGACTTAGGACTGTTGCAACCGTGAGGGACTAACACATGTCGGACTGTTGCATCGTAAATGTGGTAGTGCCTGAAACACCGGTGTTTCGCGTGACGGTGTCACAAGCGGGAGCTCCGGGGCCGCAAGGGGAAGTAGGGCCGGCTGGCCCCGCCGGTGCGGACGGCGCGGCGGGTGCGGACGGACCTACCGGTGCCGCCGGACCTACCGGTGCCGCCGGACCTACCGGTGCGGACGGTGCTCCGGGGCCGGCCGGTGCGGACGGTGCTCCGGGGCCGCAAGGTCCTGCTGGTGTGGACGGTGCCCCGGGGCCGCAAGGTCCTGCTGGCCCGGCGGGTGCGGACGGTGCGGACGGTGCGGACGGATTGCCCGGCGCGGACGGCGCCGAAGGCCCACCGGGACCACAGCCGCCGCTAAGTGTTGACGGGCCGCAATTGGTACAGGCTGGCTACAACGATCCGGGCACGCGTGAAGAAGCGTCACGCTCTGATCACACGCATCAAGCTGCCGTTGCGGCGCCGAGTGCGCTGGTACCGGGTTCGACAAATTTAGAAGGTGGGCAAGGCACGCTGGCTCGCAGCGATCACCGTCACGGCTTGCCGCCGTATGGCTCGGCCGCGAATACGTTTACGCAAGGCAACGACTCACGGCTGTCAAACGATCGTATTGCATCCGGCATACGCACCGCGTCAACCGTGGTCACCGTGTCCGCGGCGGCACCGCCTAGTGCGGGGCAAACGCTCGTGGCTAGCGGGCCAAGCGCGGCGGCATGGGGAACGGATACCAGCGATCGCACCGCGTCCGGATTACGCACCGCGTCAACCGTGGTCACCGTGTCCGCGGCGGCACCGCCAAGTGCCGGTCAGGTGTTGCAAGCAAGTGGCCCGAGTGCCGCATTTTGGGCCACGCCCGCTGGCGGTGGCGGCGGCGGCGGATTGCCGCCGCTGCGCGTGGGATACACGGTCGCGGGCACGTATTCGTATACGGTGCCGGACGGTTATGAGGTGCGAACCCTTTGGATCGCACCGGGAGCGAGTGGCGGCGGCGGCGGCTCCGGCGGCGGCGGCGGCCGCTCCAATGCAACTAGCGGTGCCGGCGGCGGCGGCGGCGGCTCCGGTGGTGCCGGGGGTTCAACCCAGCTTGTACAAGCGCCACTTGCCATCGCCGCGGGCACGGTTATCACGATCATTGTCGGCGGCGGCGGTGCCGGAGCGCCCGGTGGTGCGGCTGGTGCGGCCGGTGCAGGGGGTGGACTTCCCGCTGGATCCGGCGGCGGCGGTGGCATCTCGGAATTGCGGGACGGAGCCACTGTACTCGTATCCACCGGAAGCCCGCGCGCTGCGAATACCGGTAAGAGTGCAAGCACCGGCGGCGCGGCCGGGACCGCAACCGGCGGCACGGCTGGCGTACAAGGTGTGATCGGTGCCAACTGGCCTATCCCTAACACTGCGGCGTTTTGGACCGGTGGCACGGCCGGTGCCGGCGGAACGGGCAACGGCGGCGGCGCGACAGCTTTCACTAGGATAATCAATCAAGGGCTAGGACTTGACGTGCATGTTACAGCACCGTCTTTTGCCCCGGCCGGTGCCACCGCCGCAAGCGGCTTCGGTGGCGGCGGGGCGGCTGGCCTTGGCGTCCCCGCCACGCCCGGTTGGGAGTCGACCAGTATACTCGGTGCATTGCCACCGTTTACAGGCCCCGGATCGGGCACCGGCGGTGCTCCGGCCAAGGGCGGTAACAGCGGCGACGCGGTGACCGCTGGCGTGGCGGGGCTTGATGGCAGCGCGGGCCAAAGCGGTTCGATGGGTCGCGGCGGCGGCGGTGGCGCAGGTGGTGCCGGTGGCGGTGCTGGCTTGACCGGTGGCGCCGGTGGCGCAGGTGGTGCCGGCGGCAAAGGTAGCGACGGCGCCGTGATACTTGAGCTGGTCCCGGTTTAGCCCCGGGCTTGACGGCGCGCGCCACGCGGACCACGCTTCGATCGATTCGCTCACCAAAGCCGGAAGCCGCCGGGGACTATGGTCACCCCGGCGGTTTTTTTCGTGTAGGGCCGGTGACATGATCGAAGCACGCGATTAGCATGCGTGCATATGTCGCGCTCCAAGCCCACCGGGATCTACTTCGATCGTGATTGCCAACCGGTCACCGCGGAGGTGTGGCGTATGCTGTTTGCGGAGTCCACCACCGTCGCCTTGGACAAGCTCCCGGAGCGCGACACGGTGGTGTGGACCGGATGGCACGGGTTAGCGCTCATGCGTGACTCCGCCGGCCGTCCGAAGATCTTCCACACGATCGTGATGGACTTTGACGCCACCCCGCGGATCCATCCGTGGACCACGGAAGCCGAAGCCGTCACCGGGCACGCGCGGATCGTGGCCGAGCTCCGCGAATGCATCGGCCGCATATTATCGCTTGACGAAAATACTCCGCCGCGGTAAACTGATATTACCCTGGGTACTAAACCGAAGCCGTCACGGCCGCGCACACGTGCCCGTTAGTGTCCGACCGTCGGACGTGAGCATGGTGCACGTGTCCCCGATCACACACTCCGGGGCTTCGTATTCCACATTGCAGTTGTAGGTGATGGAAGCCCCGGGCCCGGTTGGCACGGCCCACATGATGGAAAGATGTGTAAGCCGTGCCGCGGCACACGTCATGTTGTAGTCACCGGCAACACAACGGATCTTGGCGCCGCCGGCCGAGCTCCCGCCCACGCCACCGGCCCCGGCCGAGCTCCCCGCCGCGGCACCACCGGCACCGGCACCACCGGCACGTGGTAGCTCCGCCGCGGCCGAGCTCCCGCCCACGGCCCCGCCGGCCCCGGCCGAGCTCCCACCGGCCCCGCCACGGCCCGCGGGGGACTCGGCCGGACTTCCGGCGGCCACGCTCCCGCCCACGCCACCGGCCCCACCGGCCCCGGCCGAGCTCCCCGCGGCTTCCACCGTCACCGGCCCGGGGTCCGCTTCGAACGCGGGCCCGTCTTCCCCGCACGCGGTGGTGATGAACAGCGCGGCGGCGGCGGTGATCGATCGGTACTGCATACGCGGATCGAATCACGCGATCCGTGTGGGCGCCAAGCCCCGCCGGGCCATCCCCGGCTTAGGCTGTTTTCGCTTGACGAAAATACTTCGCCGCGGTAAACTGATGTTACCCTGGGTACTGGACCGGGGAGTGTGGGCGGGGATAGCCTTGCACGCATGCCAAACCACACGAACGCTCCCGATCACATTGAACAGTTTTTCACCTACGAACACCTACCAGTGGAGCTCCGCGAAGTAAGCGCGCCGTTTTCCGCCTTGGCGGACTTTGTGATCCGCACGCTCCCACGTAACCCGGAGCGCACGGTGGCGCTCCGCAAGCTACTGGAAGCCAAGGACGCGGCGGTGCGGGCCGTGGTGGCCAAGCCCATACAAGCCCCGGCGGAGTGGGACGGCGGCCGCGTCCCCACGCTGATCGATCCGTAGCGCTTACATAGCCACGATCTCCCCGGTGTCCCGGTTGCGCGCACGGGCCGCCGGGGCCCCTTCGCGCCACGCGGTGACTTGGAGTGCCCACGAACGCTTCACCCCGGCCGCGGTCTTGAAGCCGTTTTGGCCGTACTGCCGCCACGTGCCGGCCAGCTCAATCTCGCAAAGCCACGGCCGCTTCGAAGTCCCCGCCGCCGCCGTCCCCGTTTTGCTTTCGTCCATGTTCTAAGCATGGGCCCCGGGGATATTTTCGTCAAGCGAAACTCCCCGATCAAACACGTCCCATTTTCGCTTGACGAAAATATGGCCCCGGGCCATCATAAATACATGAGCAAGCCACTAAACAACTTCGCCGGTTACAGCTTCGACAAACAAACCACATGCAGCAACGATAAGGTGGGCGCTATTTTCACGGCCGGTAAACACGGCGGCGCATTTTCGGGCCAGTATCGCGTCACACGCATTGAAGGTGGTTACACGTACGCTGAACCGGTCCACGCGGTGGACGTTCAGAACGCGAACGGCACGTGGTCTACGCGCTACGAAGTGGGCCACAAACCGGTCCGCGGGGTGGCGCGCCCAAGCCGGAAGCGCTGAACCCCGCGCCACTGCGTCCCCACGGCCCGCCGGCCACCACCGGCGGGCCGCTTTCTTTTAGGTCCCATTTTCGCTTGACGAAAATATGGTCACGGGCCATTATGAACATATGCAGAACGTAACGAACACGGTGTGTGACTGGACGGCGGCCGAGCTCACCGCGTTTGCAAGCGCGGTCCGGATCGCGGCGGCCCGTCCGCAAACCGCCAAGTACCACGGCGAAGTGGCTTACATCGCGTCAATCAAGGCGGAGTGGTTCCGCTACTCGGACACCGAAACCTTCGCCGCCATGATGATGGCCGCTCACCAAGCCGGCTTGCTTCGTATGTGCCGCGCGGACTTGGTGGGTGCGATGGACGGCGCCATGGTGATGGCTTCCGAGATCACCTACCAGCGCGCTACCTTCCACTTTGTGGTTCTGTGAAATACACGGGCCCCGGAAAGAAAAGCCGGGGCCCATTATCGCTTGACGAAAATAGTGCCCCGGGCCACTATAAATACATGAGCGACGCAGTAACAAAGCCGGTGTGGTTCGAAATCAAACATGACGTGTTTGGCGCCTTGATCGCCACGGGGTGGAAGTCCGGCACGGTGGCGAGCGATCACCCCGCGGTGACGGTCCGCCGTGAGCGGTTCTGCCAAGCCCCGGCCGGCCGCGGGGACGAAGTGGTGGCCACCATGCGGGCTTGCCTGGAAGGCTACGGATACCGCGTCCGCGCGAAGCGGTACCGGAACACCCACGGGGAACGGTGGGTGATCATCACCGGGGAGTGATGGAACCCCGCGGCCCCGCCGGCCACCACCGGCGGGGGCCATTATCGCTTGACGAAAATCACCGCTCTGATACTGTTAGTCGTGTAGGGAGTAAGGCAAATGCAAAACAGATTCGAACGCGGTAAGGGTGTGTTTGTTTGTGGAGTGTGCGAACGCAAAACACGTGGGAGCACGGGGTCCAATGTGCACATGTGCAGCGAGTGCTACGAAGTAAGCGGCATGGAAAACGAGTGTGAGGACGGGGACACTTCGTGGGCCGATGCCAAGCAGCGCGCCTTACCTATCTTGACGGACTGTGTGCGCAAAGGCGGAAACGAAGATCGGTTGCGCAGCGTTTACCCTTGGGCCTATGCCGCGCCCACGGCCGCGAAGTCCACCCCGCCCACGGCCGCGAAGTCCGCACGCGCTTCACTGGCCGATCGGCTTATGTCGTTTCCGGACAATGAACTGATCGGTCTTACGGCGGAATGGCAAAGGCGAACGATCCGCCGGGCCGCGCAAGTGGAGATCGATCGGCGCGCGGCCGCCGCGAAGCCCGCGCCGGCCGAAGCACCGAAGCGCGGCCGCGGCCGTCCACGGCTTGGTGGTGACGTGGCCACGCGGACCGTGGGCGTTCGTATGTCCCAAGCGGACGCGGACGCGCTGGCCGCCATTGCGGAAGCGGAAAGCACCACCGTGGCCGAGCTCCTACGGCCGGCGGTGGCGGCACTCTTGGCCCGGGGGAAGGTATGACGCGGCTTTGTGACCGGTGCCGCCGTAAGCTTCCGGAGCTCACGCACGCGGCCATTACGGAGCGGCTCCACTGGATCGCGGACGCGCTTGAACCGATCCCCGCCGGGGACGGGGAGCTTGAACGGGACTACGGGGCCCGCGTGGGGATCACCTACATGCACAGCATGGCCAGCGTGCGCTTGGCACTTAGGCTGCTAGCGGCGGACGTGGACGGCCGGTGTACGTTCTGTGAAACGTTCCAGCTCCCGCCGCTCCCGGCCGCCGGGACCTAGCGTCCAGTACCCAGGGTAATATCAGTTTACGGCCCGCGGTGATTTTCGTCAAGCGATAATCACCGCGGGCCGCGTGCGTTCGCGCCCACACGCTTGGGTCCAGTACCCAGGGTTAGTTTAGTATACCCGCGAAACCGGTTTTCGTCAAGCGATATTCCGCCGCCGTCCGCGGCACCTTCCACCGCGCTACACGGCACGCCTACACGATCGATCTATGCACGCGTGACAAACTTGATTCGATCGTGTTCACTACGTCTACGCGGTCCGATGTTCCGGGCCGGATTCGGAGTAAAAAGACGTGGGCAAACCAGCAAGCGGCAGTCGTGATTTTGCAAAGGACGGGACGGTGATTGTGCGTATTTCACTCGGTGGCGGCGCGTCCCGGATCTCGGTGCCGCTCCACCGGCTTCCCGGGGATCCACATGTGGATTGGCTCCAAGGCGCGATCGTGGAGCATGCACGCACGCTATTCGCCGCCGGCACGGTGACGCGTGACGAACTAACGGCCGAGCTCAACCGGGCCGCACGCGTCACCGTGGGCTTGGACGGCGCCATGCTCCGGCCCGCGTGGGAGCGGATGATCCGGGACGGCTTGGTGGCGCAAAACATCGCCAAGGACCGCGCCACACGTGTGGGCAAGACGGTCAGGGACGTGGGTGAGCTGTGGATGGACGGGAAGATCCCGGGACTCAAAGAACGCGCGTGCCTTAAAGATCTCAAATATCAGTTGACGGAATACATCTATCCGGAGATCGGCCACGTGCCGCTTGAAGCGGTCGATGTGGATCACCTCACCCAAGTGTTCAACGCGGAGCGCTGCGCACACCTCACCCAAGGCGCGCGTGTGGGCTTGTGGAATACGGCGGCGCGTGTGATTTCGCTGGCCGTCTACCCACTTCGGCTGATCAAGGTCCATCCGATCCCAAGTGGTGCGCGGCCGCGGCAAACGCGCCACCGTGTCCCCGCCACGTTATGGCCCACCGATGATCAAGCCGTGTGTGAGTGCACGGCGATCTCCGTCCACGATCGCGTGTTCTTTGCCTACCTAGCCCGCGAAGGGGCCCGCATGGATGATGCGTGGGATCTCACGTGGGCCGGGGTGATCAAAATGGGGAAAGCGAACGTGCTCCGCGCATGGTGGCGCAAAACGAAAAAGTGGGGCCAATGGGTGGCGTCCGCCGGCACGGTGGAAGGCTTGGAGCAATACCGGGACATGTACTTCCCGAACGCCAAGTCCACCGATCGGATCTTCCATCCGACATTCCCGCAAGCGCACGCGGCCCTGTACTACCGGAAGTATTTGGAAGCCGCCGGACTACGTAAGACGCGGCCGATCCTATTCGAGCGTGGGACGGAAGCGGGGTCGCAGGATTGGGCACGCGCTCATGACTTGCGCGCTTTGTGGGTCACGCTTGGGATTGCGCGCCGCTTGACGGACGCGGAAGTCCGCGAACACACCGGCCACACGTCCGCGGAGATGATCCGGCGCTACACGCGCGAAGCGGAACTGTTCCGCGCGGCGGGGTGGCTGGACCTAACCCCACTCAACCTAGCGATCCCGGAGCTCCGGACGGGGCAAATTATCATTGCCACCGATGCTTGCCGTCTATTGCCGGGCCGCGGTGGCCGTCCAAAGCAACTACCCGCAACCATTCAGTAATCCGCCGATTTTAGACGTAGCAGAGCTACGGCTCCGAACGGTCAAAAGCCCCGGGAATCGAATGGTTTCCGGGGCTTTTGCGTGCGGACGGTTTCCATATTCGCGCATATGACAGCATCGGTTGCCGGCGGATGGCAAACGCTTAGCGCTTGCCATCTGGAAAAAAAGAACCCCGGCACGGTGAAAACCGGCCGGGGTTTTGTACTTTCGGGATCTGTCAACGGGGAAATGTGAGCTAAGGGGACTCGCGTTTGGCGAGTCCGGTCACATCACCATCGCTCACCGGCGCGTCAACGGCGGCCGTTCGGTGGGCTTCGGCGACCCAATCCACATAGCGCCGCAGCATCGCCCACACCTCGGGTTCGACCACGATCCGGTTGCTCGGCCCGAAGCCGTTTTCAGTTGTCAACACGATCTGATGTCCGTTCCATTCGGCATACACCGAGTCACCAAGGTAGTGCTTTGGGAGCGCGCTCATAGTGCAACCGTACATGTGACCGTGTGGACGTGTCCGCAATAAAACACCCCGCCGGGAGCGAACCCGGCGGGGTGTTTTCGGCTCCGCCCACCTACACCGTGGGGAGCTACCGCTTAAGTCCGCACGCTATAAGGGCCGCGTCCACATCATCCGCCGCCACGGGGATCGGGGTGTAGCCCTTGGACGTACGGAGCGCGCCCAAGAATAGGGCCGCATCGATCACCATACATTTGTGGGACAGCTTCATCACCGGCACGCCCAACTTGCGGGCCAGTCGTTTGCACTGCGCCCATGACATACCGGTGGCGGCCAGTGCGTTGTCACACGTGATCGTGATCGGTGCGGTGGACATGGGGGCTACTCCACTACGTCCAAGGGTTCGGTGGGTGCTTCGGCTATCAACGGATCTTCCGCGCTGGCCATCTCACGAAGCACTTGATCGAGGCGTTCCACCGACGTGTCGGCTTCGGAGAGTTCATCTGTGCTCACCACGTCCACACCAAGCTTGGACATCCCCGCAAGCGTGGCGTTCACCACCTTTTCTAGGCCGTCCGCCGCTTCGCGAGTCCGCCGTATGAGCTCGCACACCGCGTTCAAAGCGGACATGGTCCGCTCCAAACCGGCTTCGTCCGCAAGCTCCGCCGTGAACCCCACACGGCCGGCGCCACCGCCGCCGGCGGATAGGTGGGCCCAATCCGGCATGGCCAGCTTGTACCCGCTTTGTGTGGGCGTGACCGCCACCACCACACCAAGGATCCCAAGCTCCGCGATCTGCCGCGAGAGATCCAAAGCTGGCCGGATGTTTTCCGCCGGTGCGGATCCGATCGGGAGCATGTCCACCGGCGGTGGAACCGGAATGAACATCGTTTCCTGCGTTTCCTCATTTTCGTCCAGCATAAATAGTTTCCTTTCCGCGCGCTGCTTTCCTGTTTCGCTTGACTTGTTTGGTTCGCTTGGACCGTTTCGGTTGCGCTTCTTTCGAAGCCAGCAAAGCCTGGATTTTCAGTGAATACGTTAGTTGATTCACGAAGTAGGAAAGATCTTCCACAACGCTAACCAGCTTCGCGATCCCCCTAACCAAGTGGGCAAGGTCCGGGGTTTCGCTCATGCGCCCACCCCTTCCGGGTTAGTCAGTCTGATCCGGAAGGGAAGGCCCACCGCCGCAAGCTCCCCTTGCAAGACCGCTTGCGCGATCACTTGATCCGAATATCCAAACCGGCGGCCCCATTCGATCGCTTGCCGAAGCGTTGCGCGGCGGCGGCCGCTTATGATCTCCGGGATGTAGTTGTATGACACATGGAATAGACGCATTTTGTCCATCCACGTGACCGCTCCCGCACGCTCGCAAATCTCCGCAAGTATCTGTCCGAACGATAGCGGGCCCGCGCTTTTCTTTCGCCGCTTCGCCGTGTTCATACCCTTATGTCCTCCAAGGTCCCCGCGATTCTCTCGATCAGCGTGGTGTCCCGGCGCGCGCCGTCTTTCTTCAAGGCGCGGCCGATCCCCTTGCGGTCACCCACGATCGTCACCTTCGCCTTGGCGCGCGTGATCGCGGTGTACAAAATCGATCTATTGAGCATGCGTGTGTGTGTCGAATGGACTACACAGATCACATGCTGAAACTCTGACCCTTGTGTCTTGTGTATGGTGAGCGCGTATGCTTGCTGTAACGCGTCCGAATCGCTTAGCGAATACTGCACAACCGATCCCAAGTCCGGGAAGTTGACGGTGATCGGGCCGCCGGCCGGGAAGTCCGTGATCGTACCTAGCTCCCCATTCATCACGCCTAGGTCATAGTCATTCGAGGTTTGGATCACTCGCGTCCCAAGCCGGATCCCCACGCGATCCGGCCCACGTGAGCGCATGGGTTCCCCGTCCGCCGCCACGGGGCTATTCAGGTTCAAGAGCGAATCAAGCTCCCGGCCCAAGCCGTCACACCCCGCCGCGCCGGGTTTCTGTGGGGACAAAACCATGGGCGGGGCCGCCGCGTCCGCCGCGCCGGCCCGTGAGTATCCCGTGGCCACGATCGCTTCCCGCACCGCCGCCGGCACGTCCGCCGCGTCTTGCACTTCGATCAGCTCGAACCCCGGGCACGCGTCCAGTTCGAGCGGGCCGCCTACCAAAACGCGCGGAGCGTTGCGCGCCACCCATGACTCCGCGGCGGCGCGGTGCTGGGTTCGAAGCCGCGCCACCGGGGCCGCTTCGGAGTCGACCAGATCGCCAAACATCCGGCCGGGGCCCACCGGCGGGAGCTGATCCGCGTCACCGACTAGGATCAACCGTGCGTGGCCCGTGCGCTCCATCAGCGCCAAGCCGAGCTCATAATCGATCATCGACGCTTCATCGACGATCACCACGGACGCGTCCACCGCGTCCACGGTGAAGCCGGCCCCGGGGCGGTACCCTAGCAGCCTATGCAGAGTCACCGCCGGCCGGCCGGTGCTTTGCTCCATCCGGCGCGCCGCCTTGCCCGTGGGCGCCGCAAGGGCCACGCGTTCCACCGGGCCGAGTCTTTCCAGCGCGGTCCGTAGCGTGGTGGTTTTGCCGGACCCCGGTGGGCCCGTCACCAAGCCGAAGCGCGCGCGGAGCATGAGTTCCACCGCGTGGGCTTGGGACGCGTCCAAAACCAGCGCGCTCACGTGTCACCCCACGGGCCGCGAATCCCCACGGGCCGCGGTCCGAGATTCAGCTTCATGTGGACGGCCACGGCACACCGCGTGGATCCGCAATGGTTTGTGTCCGGCGGAACCATCACCCCGCACCGGTCACACCGGTGGATGTTCTTGGGATCCAGGTAACGAAACTCCAACACTTGGCCCGGCGGCCGAGCTGCGATCCCGGCTTCCATCCCTTCCGAGATCCCGTGGTCGCAATACACCACGCGGGCTTCCGCCATGGCTCCCCACTGGAAACCGATCCGCATGCCTAGATCGCGCTCCGCGGGGTCACCGTCCCGCAAGACCGTTTTGAACATCACGTGGGACGCGTAGGGGCTTTCACCCATGACTAACACCGCGTGGCGAACGCACGCCCACGCATACAAGCGGTTACGTTGAAACAGGATCCACGCCACCGCCGGACGAAACACCTTCCACACCCATGCCGGCGGCCGGCCGGCCATTGGACTCTCGATCACTACGGTTCGCATACACTAACCCTCCGCGTCTAACGATGTGACTTGACAGTTCAGCTTCGATTGCGTCGATTCGCTCCGCGTAGATCCGGTGACCCCGGCGGACGATCTCCCCCTTGGCCAAGGCGATATCGATCGCGTCCAACACGGTGAGCTTGCTCAAACCTAACAGCTCCCCCACCGCCACTTGGAAATCGATCGGCACCATGAACACGTGGCCGTGTTCGCTCATGTGTGACTCTAGAACGTGCCGCAAGGCGGAGCGGATCCGCACCGGGGAGTCCACGGGGATCCCGGTGCGGCGCGCCACCGCGTCCGCCGTGAGCCATCCAAACCCCGGCACGCGGAGATACAAGTCATAAGGGGCCGCGCGAATCGCCTCCACCACGTCCGCTAGGTCCCGGCCAAACACCATCATGCACTTGGAGATCTGACCCTCCGTCAAACCCCACCCACGGAGCGTGCTTCCGTGTTCGCGCGTGTCTTTCACGGTCGCATAGACCGCTTGGATCTCCACCGCACGCTCCGCGGTGATCCCCGGCACTTCGGCAAGCCGGCCCGGTTCGCGCTCCACCACCTTCCAAAACGCGTCTAGGCCCCCGAAGTGGTCCAGCATGGCGCGCGCGCGTTTCTTCCCTAGCATCGGAAGGTGGTGGGCGATCCACGCCACCGCGCCGTCCACGGAGTCCGGGATCGTCACGGCCCCGGCGGTAACCTTGAACTGCGCACCGTACTTGGGATGTGTTTCGTGTGTGCCGGTGAGCTCCACCGCGTCCCCGGGCCGAGCTCCGCGGATCGTGCCCACCACGGTCACGCGGTCCCCCGTGGTGGGCGTGAACGTGCCGCGTCCCCACCCCGTGTCCCCGTGTTGCTGCCACCGGTCCAGCGTTCCGCGAAGCGTGATCGATGCTGCCATGATCAGCTCCGATCGAAGTCTTCCGGATCGAAGTCCGTGGGCGCGCCGCCACCGCCGCCGCTAGCTGCATTCGCCGCCGCCGGGGCCGCTTCCGCCTTGGAGTGGTCTTCCGCGCGCGTGAGTATGCTTCGATACGCGTCCAAGGTTTCGCGGCACATGTCCGCCGTAGCGGGGTCCGTGACTCCGGTCACATCGATCACCGGCACGGCATACTTGCCGTTTTCCGACAGCTCCAAAGAAAGCCGCACGCGCCGCCAATAAAGCGGCATGTTGGCCTTACGGCCGTCCGGGAGCTCCCGCTTGCCGAAGTGGTGGCGTTGCACGTGGGTCCGGATCGCGCTGGCCGAAGTCCGGCGGAACAAAATCACGAACGGTTCACGCGTGGCCATGTCCACGGCGAGCACGTAGTAAGACTCGTCGCAATTCACCGAACGCTTACCCTTGGCGTTCTTTTTCCACGCCGCGTCCGGACACCCCTTGCATGTGCGCGTCCGTTGCGTGGCTTGCTCGATCCCCGTGACGCAGTCATTGGACATACATATGTATGTCGTTTCTTCCGTGTCTTCATCGTACGTCGTGAACGCACGCGTGGTGTGTTCCATGATCAGGATCGCATCGATCGTCTTGGCGGATCTCTGCGAGATCGGATCATAGTACACGTCCGGCACAAGCCGGTTACCGTCGACATCCGTCCCTTTGGATTGATTGAAAAGCCGGCGCGGAAGCCGGAACTGATCCGATCCCATGCTTTCGGAAAAGCCGTCGTATACCTCCGCGTCCCCTTCCACCGAAGCGTTCAAGGCGGCCAGCGCGGCGGCTTCATCGGACGCGGTGGCCAGTGCGGCGGAAGGTGGCGCGGCCGGTGCGGCGGGCGTGGTGTTAGGCGTGGGCTTTGCAGTGGTGGTAGCTCTAGTCATTGTGGTTCTGTCCCTTCATCCCATTTGCGATCGTTCGTTTCGAAGTGTGTGACCCATTCGCGGTATTGCCGTCCGGTGAGCGCACGGACGATCTGATCCAAGACCCACGCGCGTTCGCGGCCGCGGCGGTGGCCGTATCGCATGGCGATGATCAAAGCGTCCGCTATCCGGCCGGCGCGCGCCGCTTCCCCTTGCGAGAATGTACGTATGTCAACCATCACCTAACCCTTCCTTTTCCGCGAACCACGCGGTGACGATCAAGGTTCCCCGATCGCCTAACTGATACACTTCGGACATCGGTGTGATCTGTGACTGCGGGATCCACCGCATGCGAACCCCCTTCGCGATCACCACGCGGATCGCGCGTTCGGTTTGGGCGATGCATTCCACGTCCGGGATGGACACGGGGTCTAACTGTTCACGCTCACGCTTTCCGCTCATGTACACGCTCCGCCTTTTCTAGTTGCGCCAAAGCCGCGTAATCCTCCGCCGTGCTCCCCGCGGCATAGCCCGCGTTCAAGCACTGCGATCGGTAGTGACACCGTCCACACTTTTCGTCCGGGCTATCGATGAAGCGCCCAAGCCGGACCGTCCCCACGATCACCTTCAATCTCGAATGGAACCGGGACAAGACGTCCGGCCGGAGATGGATAGGCATCCAAGCCCCGCCGCGCTGATCCCCGGCTTTGTACTTGTGCTGTGTGGCTTCCCTATACCCATGCAGCGCCAAGTCTTCCGGCCGCTCTAGAAGCTTGCTCCCGGCGCGCTTATAGGGGACGTAGTCCGCCGCGTGGACTTGGTGGATCTGACTAGGGAACGCGCCGTAAGTGGGTTCCGCGAAGCGCGGATCAAGTCGGGAGCGTGCTTCCGCGATCAAGTCCCGTTCGAGCTGGACGCGATCCCTTCCCATGGGAGCTTCGAACACACCGGTGTGCAGCGCGGCCGAGTACAAGCCCCCCTCGAACCCGTGCTCCAAAGCGATGGGGTGCGGCTTCATCGCGCCAAACTTCCAATCGCACATGGCGATCGTCCCCGGCGCGGCCACGGGTTCGTAGATCAGATCGATGTGTCCGGCGAGCCAGTAATCACCGAACGGAGCAATGAACCCTTGCTCCACTCCGATCACGCGAAGCACCCACCGCGGCAAGTCCGCGATCAAGCCGTCCGCCGCGGCCGCGGTGTCCATCACGTCTTCCGGATCCGCGTCCGGCACGGCACGCGCAATCCACCGTGCGATAGCTCCGCGGTCCCGGTGGCCGGTCCACGTGCCATCCAGCACCATCGCCACCACCGCGTGGCCGGCGGTGCCCAAACTCGCACGCATGCCGGCTTCGCGGAGCTGGCCGTCCGCGTCATTCCTCACATAGTGGAACTGTTTTGGACATGCAAAATGTCCAACGAAATAACTACAATGAGACTTATGGACGGGGTCTAACAGTCCACCATACTTGCGGTGATCCCACGGCCACAGAGACGGGGCTACACGATCCATGTAACCGCGTATACGTGGATCGTGTAGGACCGCGCAAGACGGCTTGGATCAGCTAGCTTGGACGCTCACCGCCACATCGCCGCGTTTAGGCACGCGTGCCAAGCGTTTCGCCTAGTGTGTTTTTTCACTCACGCGCGCGCCGCACACGCGCGTACACTCTGCGCTTTTGTGCTGTGCGCGGATTTCACTTGCGAACCGTGGCGGATCTGTCGCATCCCATACCGCCTATGCACCGCTACACAGATCCGTGGGCGTGGGGAGCGGATGTCGGAATCAAATGGTGGCCGGCGGATGCGACGGATCCGCAAGTCACATTGGAGCAAGTGGCGGACGTGCTTCGTAGGAGGCCCGATACGATCGCGATCATCCGGTATGACGACAACCGGCCGAGCGAAAGCCTAGCGGCTCACTGCGCGATCGCGATGGCCCCGGTTATGCGGATGCCGATGTCCGAGCTCACGCAACACGTGATGGTTAGCCCCGATGCAATTTGGGAGGCTTGCGCGGAACTGATCGACGCGTCCGGGAACCCGGACGCGATCTTGGCGTTGCCATATCCGGTGTGGTCGCCGCTGACTTATCACGCTTGGATGATCCGCGATTTCGAGTCGAATCTCGGGATCCCCCGTCGGAGTCTGGCGATGGCGCCGGAGCTTCACGGTCGGGGCCCAGCGCTAGCCGAATTGATTCTTTCGGCCCTAACCGCGCATGTAATTCCGCGCGCGCGTTGACAGCCGTGCGCGTGGCCACTTTCACGGCTTCGGCTTCATCCGCGCCGCCACGCACCGAAGCGTCCCACGCTTCGGCAAAGGCTAGTGCGTAGTCCAGCGTGACGCGTTGCAACTGGCCCCGCGGGGACTCCATGTGCACCACCAAGGCTTCGCGCGCCGCCGGTGAAACTCCCACGCGGTCCAGCGCGATACGGAGCATGCCAAGGTCCAGAGAATGCGCGCCGGCCCCGTGGCCTTGCGTGGGCACGGTGGGCGCCACCGGTTCCGGCCGTGGGTCTGTTCCGAAGATCAAATCATCCGTAGTCACGCGGAGCACTACCGCCGCTTGACGGATGTTCGGGATGCTTGGCGAATAGGGGTTAGTAGGTGACTCCCAATTGGCCACCACCGAATAGCCCACCTTGAGTGCACGCGCGAACGTAGCGCGATTGAATCCACGCGCTTCGTACAAAGCGCGGATCCGCGCTTGAACCGTGGAAGCGGCTAGCGGGTTTTGGCTACGGTCACTAGTCACATGTGCATAGATGCAAGATGTAACCCTGTCCAGTCAAGGGGCAAACGCAGTCCGGGAAACCCACCCAAACCCCGAAATTGCCGTGAGTGTGTGCTCTCAAGGCACTTTCGGTCACCCCGTAGCATAGTCACGCGTTACACGATCCATTCACGCACGGACGCATGGATCGTGTAGCGTGGCCGTCCCTATGCCCACCACCGAATCGATAGAACCTAACCGACCTACCACCGCGCTTTTGCGGTGGTTTCTCGCTGATCCTAACCGGCACATTACTGTGTGTGCCAAGGAGTGGGGAGTGTCCACGCTATGGCTGATCGCCCACGGCCGTGTCCGGGCCGGTTGGGACAACGCGGCCAAGATCGTCCAACATACCGGCGGAGCTGTCACTATGGCGGATCTGTGTGGGCCCGTGGCCGGCCCTAGCACGCGTCACAAGCGCAAGCCGAAGCCCGCGGCCAAGGCCAAGGCCAAGCCGAAGTCCACGCGCGCCACCGGCCGTGCCGCGGCCCGCACGCGCACGCGTGCCACCACCACCACGTCCCGCCGCGGCCGGAAGGCGGTGGCATCATGAGCGACGATCAAGGCAAGCCGCCCACGCCCACCACCGACGAACGGCCGGTGATCTCCACCGAAGTCCGGGATCTCGCGTGCCAGCTTACCGATACGGAAAAGCTGGATCGTGGTGCACGGATGGCCGCCGCGGCCGAGCAAGCCGCGGCACTCAAAGCGGACGCGGCCGAGCTGTCCAAGTTGGCACGCTCCCACGCGCGCGAAGCCGGCCGAATCGCCACCGTGGTCCACGCGGGTTTCGAGATGCGGGCCATCACCGTGGAATGGCGCGCGAACTATCACGAACGCTCCAAGACCGCACACCGCACGGACACCGGGGAAGCGCTCGACACTATCGCGCTCACCGCGGCGGAGCTACAGCTCACGCTAGACGCGGTGGATCCGCCCACGGTGGCCGCGCCGGTGCCTATCGGCGCGCGCCGCCGCCGCCGCCACCATGGCTTGGCCGTGGTGCCTAACGCGCCACCGCCGCCGGCCGAGCTCACCGTGGCCGAAGCCTTGGAACACATCGCAAACGCCACCGGCGCCGGCGCCGGCACACAGTCCGCACACAAACCGCCGGGGATGATCACACACCACGAATACGGGGAGCGTACACCGGACCCCGTGCCAATCCCCGGAGCTGAACCCCACCCCACCACCGCGAACCCGGAGCACGATCACGCGGAGGTGTAGTCCACATGGCCCGCGGCGATGATGATACGGAGTCCAAACGCAAGCCTGACTACACCCCGCCGCCGCTTCCCCCGCCCACGGCGCGCACGCTCACCGAAGCCCACCGGCGGCACCTTCGCGAATCTTCCGGACTCACCGATGCGACGATAGACGCGGCCGATCTGTACTCGATTGAAACGCGTGATGAAGCGATCGCTTTGCTCGGCCGCACGCATCCGCTCCACTCCGGCTTCGCGATCGCGTTCCCGTTCCACTTGCCCGGCGCGCCACCACTGGCCCCGTTCGCGTTTCGCGTGCGGCCCGATCACCCATGGTATGACAAAAGCCGCAAGCGTCACGCCAAGTACGATCAGCCGTCCGGAGTGGGGATCATGGTCTACTTCCCGCCGCGTGCGCGCGCGGACGGCGCGCTCCAATCGGACGGGACACAACTGTGGACGGAAGGTGAAAAAAAGGCGTTAGCCTTAGAACAGTTAGGCTACACGGTGGTGGGTCTAACCGGGGTGGATTCGTGGTCCGCGAAGCGCGCCAAGGGGGATCGCGGGCCGCGCAAGCTCCACCCCACGATCTTGTCCCACGTCCGGATCACCGGCCGCGAACACGTCTTAGTGTACGATCAAGACGCGTGGGAAAAGCCCGAAGTGATGAAGGCTACGCGCGCGTTCCGGGACGCTTTGATCGAAGCCGGGGCCACGGCCGTGTGGTTCGTCACGCCTCCCCAAAAGTGCCCGCACAAAGGGATCGATGATTACTTGGCCGCGTTCGGGCCCGAACAAACGCGCCAAGTGATCGAGCAAGACGCGCAATTGCTCCAAGACCCCGCGGAGCTCACCGCCACGGCGGCCAGCGCGGTGGAGTGCTTGGCCGGCGCGCCAATCCCCGCGGACATGGTGATCCCCCGGGGATACCAGATCTCCGCCACCGGGCTAGTGACGTGCGCGGCGGGGGACAGAACGGTGGTGGTGGGCCCGGCCCCGATCATGATCACGGCGCGTGCCGCGGACTACGTGACCGGGGAACAGAACGCCACCGTGACGTGGAAAGCGAACGGCGCGTGGGCCACGGCCCAGGTGACGCGCAAAGCCTTGATCGATGCACGGGCCATGGTGGCGGAGCTCGGCCCCGTGGGCGCGCCGGTGACGAGCCAAACGGCCAAGTACATGGCCCCGTGGTTCTTGGCCTTGGAGATCGCGAATGAGTCCGTGCTCCCGGTGGCGCGGGCCGTATCGCACACCGGATGGATCGGCACCCCGGGGGAAGCCGGCGCGGCTTTCGTGCTGGACCACGCGGACGGGTTCACCGTGGCCGGGGAGCTGGACCGCGTGGCCCCGGCACTTCGGCCCCGCGGGGACTTCGAAGCCCACGCGGCGGCCCTGCGGCGCGCGTGGGACACGGGGCCAATCATGCGGCGGATCATGTGTGCCGCTTTGGCCGCCACGCTCCTAAAGCCACTGCGAAGCCGCGGCTTCGCGCTCCACCTATGCGGGGATTCGTCCCGCGGCAAAACGACCATGTTGCGGATCGCGGCTTCGATCTTCGGGGATCCGGACGATCCCGCGTGGGTGGCCACGTGGAACACCACCGCGAACGCGGCCGAGCTCCGCGCCGCCACGCTTTCGGACTTGCCGCTTTGCTACGATGAAGTGGGCGCAAGTGACCCCGTCACGGTCCAGCGCTTGATCTACACGCTCGCCAATGGTGAGTCCCGGGGAAGACTCACGGCCACCGCCGCCGCGCAACGCGCGCGCCATTGGCGGACGGTGGTGCTATCGGCCGGGGAAGTCCCCTTGGGCGAAGGGATGGCCACCGGCGCGCAAGCCCGCGTGGTGGCGCTCAACGTGGAAGGCTTCGGCACTTTGGACGGTGACGCGGCCGCGATCCACGCGCTTGCTTCGGACTGTGCGCGCCACGCGGGGAGCTTCGGGGCCCGGTGGATCGCGGAGCTCTTGGCGCAAGATCCGGATGGGTGGGCCCACGTGGTCCAGCTTCGGGATCACGCACGGGCCAAGTATCTAGGCGGCACCGTGGCGGCCGGAGTCCGCTCCCGCACGGCGGACTACTATTCCCTGTTAGGCGTGGTGGAAGCGCTTTTGGTGCAAGCCTACGGCTTCGCGGAACACGAATCCGTGTGCAGTGGCCAGCACGCGGACGGGGTGGATCCGGAGCCAATCGAAAGCGCGGCCGAAGCCATGGCGGCGGAGCTCGAAACCTGGATCGCGTCCAATCCCGAAGCGTTCCCCACCGCGCAGCAAACCACACGCGGATCGGTGCGGCCGCCGCACTCGCACCCCGGGCCGCGCCATGGGATCCGCGTGGTGGACGATACCGGGGAAGTAATTGAAACGTGGCTCAATGCGCGATCGCTTAGGGATCTATTCGTCAAGCATAATAGATCTTACATGTCAGTCATGCGTGAGTGGGCGAAAGCCGGACGCATCGAAACCACGCCCAATGACGATCGCTTCCGCCCCGAAGCGCGGCGGACGATCGTGAATCAAGGGAAAGCACGCTATGTGGTGTGGAAACGCACAGAGTGATCGAAGCGGCGCGCAATGTGTCCCACGCGCACCGGGACACTGTGTCCCGTGGTCCCGCCGGGAGCATTTTCGAAATCCGCAAGGGTTTCGAACCCTTGCGGCAATGTGTCCCATGTGTCCCATGTGTCCCGTGAAATCAAACGCTCACACATGTGTGTGTGCGGGTGTGCGTGCGTGGGCGGGTGCGCGTGCGTGGGCGCGCACATGAAGGGGTATTCAAATGACGGGACACATGGGACACATGGGACACATTGGCGGAACTAGCCGAAATCACTAGGAAAACCGGGATAGGGACATCTATTTCTTTGGGACACTTTACGGGACACCTTGGGACACATTGTGGAATAACCGCGAAATCATTAGGGATTTTGAAAATGCGCTTCCAGGACATCAGGATCGGCACGCCCACGCCTACGCCTACGCCCATGCCTACCGCGGACCCCGCGCCGGCCCCGCCGCCGGGCCCGGCCCCGGAGGTGGGTTCCCCCGCGCCGCCACCGGCCCCGGAAGCTCCGCGGGGGACGCTTCCCCTTGGCGTGCCGCTTCCGGCCGGCATGGAGGCTGCGGAACGGCTTGCGCTGGCCGAGCTGGCCGAGCTCCCCGCGGCCGGGCCGTGGGGGGAGCTCCCGCTTCCCTTCGCCTTGGTTTGGCTATGCGGTAAGCGCGCCGTATTCCATACATGGCACACCGTTACCTACTCACACTTACGGCGCCAATCGGTGACCGTACTTCATCCTACAGAGTGGGACGCTCTGTGTGTAGGTGCGCTAAACGACCGCGGTTCTCACATCATCGCACAGTGGGTGGAGAGGAAGGTTCGAAACCCACTATTCGAGATATCCACCGACCTAGCACTAGGTGGCGTTGTCGCAGAACCTACCACCAAAACCTTCACTATCGCACAGGTCGGAAAGTCATGGGGCCTTAGCCTAGCGGGGTGTGTGTATGGCCCGCAATAGGTGGGCAAAACGTGGCCCGCGTGGGCCAAAGCCTAGCCATCGCAGGACACCTAATCCTAAGCTCACCTTGTCCGCAGCCGCGCCGTGGAAGTGTACCGTTTTGGGGATAGATACCGCATCAAAATCCGGCTTTGCGCTTCGCGTGCGGGGTGTGCTTTGGAGTAGCGGGGAGCTCGACACGGAAGACCGCATCACGGTGGCGTGGGTAGTGGACCGCGCCTTGCGGGCCGCATTCGAAAGCGAAACCGTCTTAGTGGTGATTCTAGAATCACCATGGGGTGGAAACCGTAAGACACTGTTAGGTCTTGGCGCGGCCCGTGAACGTTGGATGTCCGAGCTCCGGGAGCGGAAGGTGGCGAAGCGGCGGATCTTGAGTGTGCTTCCGGCGCGGTGGCGGCGGCCGCTGTTCGGGCCGGCGGCGGCGCGCGCGCGCCGGGAACAGATCCGCGCCTTGGAGCTGGCCGCGGCCCAAGCCGAAACCGGGCTAGCCAGTATTGGCCCGGATGAAGCCGCCGCGATCGGGATCTCCCGGTGGGGAGCACGGGCCGCGGAAGTGGGGAAGGTGCTTCCGAAGCGTTAGCACGCGTGCAAAGCCGTACATGGATCGTGTAGGTTCCCACCTATCGATCGTGTAGGAGGCATGCATGGACGGCGGAAAAGGGACCGGCGGGGAATCGTTTGAAGCCACATCGTTCGCGGGGTTCGCTCTGAGTAAAGCGTTCGCCGATGGCAAGGCGCGGATCCGGGATGTGGAGCTAGGGGAGCGGCTTGGCTACTCGGAAACGCGCTTCGTTCGGAGGCTGATCAAGTCGCTTCAAAAAAGCAAAAGGCTCAATGATGTCCGCGAGCGTGCCACCGCGGCACGCTTGGCGTTTGGGCCCGATCGGGCCAAGGCCGAATATTGGCTCACGCGGGATCAAGCGCTGTTCGTGATCATCCGGTCCGATCAGCCGATCGCACTCGCGATCACGGCCGAAGTGATCGCGGTGTTCGAAGCCTACTTGGACGGGAAGCTTTCGGGCACGGCCGCGGCAAACCAGCACGCGGCGGAAGTGGCCGAGCTCCGCGCCGCCTTGGCCGAGCTCCGCGGGGAGTTTCGCGCGCTGGCCACCAAGCACACTCACCTACTCGAATCCAGCACCAAGCGCGGGGAAGCTCCGATCGCGCCGGAGACACACGCTTGGCTCATAGGTGAGATCAAGCGGATCGCGGTGCTGGAAGTGGCGGCCGGTGACTGGCCGCTGCGCACGGGCAAGCCCACGCGGAAAGACACACGGGAAGCGGCCGTCAAGCGCGCCATGACGGGGATCCGAAACGCCCTATCTGACAACCGTCAGATCGATTGGGGACGCAAGGGGAAGCCGTGGCACCGGTTCCCGGCCAACCGCTTCGGGGAAGTTGTGGGAGCGTTAGGCGCGCGCGAAGTGGACGTCATGCGCAAGCTTCGCAACGGGATCGCGGTGGTGCGTGCGATCCGTGAAAATGAGGGTCAAATGACGTTTGGGGATCTGTTTGACGCGCTGGCCAGCAAGCGCACCAACTAACAGGAGGTGACACAATGGCCGCTGATGTTCAGATCTACCAATGCACACATCAAGAGCTCCAAGCGCGTGTGGAGCGCGTGGACGTTCTGATCGCGGATCCGCCGTTCAGTGACCGCGTCCACTTGGGCCAAAAGGTAAAGCGGCATGACGGCGCGCGCGGGGTCACGCTGGACGGCTTGGACTTCGCGCAATGGAGCGAGTCCCAAGCGTGCGCGTTCGTGGCCGGTTGGAGCCCACGCGTCACGCGTTGGATGGCCATTCTGTGCTCCCACGATCAGCTCCCCGTGTATGAGCTCGCGTTCAAGGCGGCCAGCCGCTACGTGTTCGCGCCGATCCCTTGCGTGATCCGTGGCATGACGTGCCGCATGGCCGGGGACGGCCCGTCCAGCTGGACCATATGGCTTTTGGTGGCCCGGCCGGTGGGAATGCGGCCCCTAAGCGGCACGCTCCCGGGAGCGTACATAGGGCCCCGGGAAAAGCTCTTGCTCCCCGGTTCGAAGCCGCTGTGGCTCATGTCCGAGCTAGTCACGGATTACACGCGGCCCGGGGACGTGGTGTGTGATCCGTGTGCCGGCACGGGGACCACGGTGGTGGCCGCCATGCGGGCCGGCCGGACCGCGATCGGTGGGGAACCGGACGCTTCGCGCTTCGCCGTCTTACAGGGCCGAGTGTTTGCAGAACGGGACGCCCAATGCGAGCCATTGACCCAAGCGTGATCGATCGGTGCGTGCCCGCGCCGCCGCCGGCCGAAGCCGAAGCGGCCGAGCTGATCGAAGCGGCCAACGTCCACCGGGCCGAGCTCCGCGAAGCCATGCGGAGCAAGCTCACGCGCGCCTTGGAGCGGCTTCCGCCGGCCGAAGCGGAAGGGCTTCGCCTATGCTCGGAAGGCATGCGCCAAACGGACGTGGGCGCGCTTTGCGGCATGAGCCAGCAACGCTTGAGCTACAGGCTACTGCGCGCACAGTACCGGCTTAGACTGGCTGTCACGCTCCCGGAGCTCCACATGGACGTGGCCGAAGTGGCGCGCGCGCTGGGCACCATCACCCCGCGGCCCATGCGGCCGCTTATGGCCGCGGTCTTGGTGGACTATTGGGTCACGTCCAACGCGGGAGCCACGGCGCGCCGGCTTGGGATGAATGGGCGGACGGTGTGCCGTTACGTGGTCCAAGGGATCGCGTGCTTGGCGAAGGTGGTGGAGCGCAAGCCGGAGCTCCACCCCGTGCTCCGCGCGTTCGTGGTGCTTCGGATGCACGCTCATGTTCTAGGCGCGCGTGGGCGGGAGCTACATGATCCGTGCAAGCCTGTTGACATGATCGCGGAGTAGGTATAGGAGTGTGCGTGTTGGCGGCGGTGGGCGTTTGGTGGCATCGAAAACCCCTTGCGCACACCGTGCCTACGTTTGTCATACCTAGCGCACATGTGCGCATATGACCCCCGGTGTCAACTGTTGTGGGGAGCGGGACG